CGGGGTGAGCATATCTGACGTTGTATGCCACTTTTTTAGAGATAGGGATAAAAGATTTCCTTTCCGAGTCCAAGTAAGAAGCATCAACGAAGCCGGACTTTTCCATATGCTTAAACAGCTCTCTCTTCTCTGCTTCATCCTCGAATTCATAGAACCCGTCGTCCAGTTCTACTTTATAGCTTTCCCCATTTTTCCGGAAAGAAGCGGAACACTGCCCCTTTGGGGCTTTGGGGAAATATGCCCTCAATATGAAATTCCCCTTTTTTATTTCTTCTCGTAATTCGTTATCAAGTGGGATTTCTGTTGTTGCCTTTACATCGGGATTTTTCGACTTTCCGAAGAATTCCTTTGCCGTCATAACGCCCATTGCGCACCTCCAAAAAGGGCCACCCGCAACGGGTAGCCCAAAAAAATCAGATTGGTTATATCCTATTCAACTCTAAGGTTTCTACGCCATACGGAAGTTGCTTCATAAGCGTCCGCGATAGCGCAATAGGACTTGATGAGGAAAGGAAGGTTGTCGTCTGTCTCGGCCAAAGGCTTCATCGTAACTAACCCGCCAAACCGGTCCCCTCCCGTGTTCGTGTAGGGCATTTTCCCCATGCCTTGATACTCGTCCAGGTCGATAAGCCCCACGCACTCATTAGGCACGCCACCGGAAGCCCCGATTGGCTGGTCCGTCTGCATGTGAGTAGGGACTGAGCTTTGAGCCGTTGTGGGGTCGGCGGAGAACGTTACGCTTTCTTTATCCCCCTCAATAGTCCCGTCACTATCATAGGTAAATGCGGAGATCATAGACACGAGGAGCATGTTTGCTCCACCGGAAGTAGTCCCACAATAAACCTTATAGAAAAGAGGGTCCACGTCATCGGGCTTAGACCAACTAAGGGTGATGGAGTCGGCGCTGGAGGTTGTAATACTCACCTCCGCGGAAGGCTGCTCTTCCCCGTTGTAGGTAACAGGGGCGACCATGAAAAACCATTCGCCATCGGTTATGGTTCCACCAGTTCCTGCCGAAGCAGCGATAACGGCGCCCATGGGGGTTTCATCAAGCGGCCGAGTCGCTGCCGTAACGATAATCGGAACATCTCGATAAGCGTTAAGCCTCCAACCAGCGCCTATATCGACCTGAGTAAGACCGTTAACAAGGCCCTGGTTTAGCCTTACGTTAGTAAGAAGCCGGGAGACTTTGGAAAGCATTTTCCCAGACATAAGGAAAATCTTGGGGTGGGAAATACCCTGCCGGGAGATGTTCTCATCGAGCATATCATCAAGGAATTTAAGGGAAGAAGGGACCGATCCGGAATACCCCTCGTCTACTCGGTTTGTGGAAATAAATCGTTCCCATCCTCCATAGGTGTAGCTGTCTGCCAGCTCATTCCCGTAAAGGTTGTATGTAGCCAGATCCCAAGAATGCGCCAGGAGGTGATTTTCCATCTCGGCGGCTGCCGCATCAATGTACTTTCCAGAGGAATCTTGAAGAAAGTTGGTAACCGCCCCTTTCCTCCTGATAACCTTAAGCTCCACGGAGTCCCTAACATACTTCGAATTTCTGGTCGGGGTGCTGGCATTTTCTCCCATGGCACCACCGGCCCCAGGCATTGAGGTTACCCTGTTGAAAGAGTGGGTTTTCTGGTTGTCAAACCGGCTTCTTACGACAGCCAATTCGGGGGAAAGACGGGTTACCGTATTGGTTATCGTCTCCTCAAGCTTCTCGGGAACCAGGGCTTCACCTTCCCCGGAAGCAGAGGTTAAAGCCTTTTGGATCAAACCTCTATTGTCTTTACTGTTCCGGTTAAACTGCCGGATTATATCATTTGCGCCCATTTAAAATATTCTCCTTTATGCTCTTCTAGAGCCAAAAAGTCCAGACATTATTCCGCCCATGGCGCTTCTGGCGCCAGGCTCTGCCGTACTTTTTCTAACGGCGAAAGGTTCAACAAGGCCAGTCCCGCGATCTTCCACCGGTTCAGCCCCAGCGGATTTCCCAACAAGGGCCAACACATCTTCAACACTCATTGCGACCTGAGGCTTTTGGGACTTCTTCACCGTATTATCAGTGGGGGAACTTTTTGTGATCTGATCGGCAAACCCAATCCCTTCCAAGATTCCGGCGATAGCCTTTGAATTTTCAGAAGAAGATTTTTGGATTACGTCAAACTTAGAGGCCAACCCTTGAACCGCCTTAATAAGCTGCTTCATGTCGCCGCCCTCATCCGTAACCGCGTCTTGAGTAGTCGGTTCTTGGTCTTCTCCTAACCGATCTTCAGCAGAATCCGACCCGGTAGCCTTGGCCGTCATTTCCCCGAGTTCAGGGGGTTCCGGATCTCCACTATTAGAATCCTCAGATTCCATTATAGCCTCAGGCCCGGAAGTGCCCAAGGCTTCCAGGAGAGTCAACGTTTCCTCATCGTCCAGGGGCTCTCCCTTCATTAATTTAACCTTAACGGTCTTCATATCCATATTGTCTCCTCCACAGTCTTTAGACTTCCCGATCTCCGCCGGGGTTTCAGGTTTCATATCGCCGCCCGCGTCCATTTGTTTAAGTTGGGAAATTAAACTCTCAATATTGGAAATGATTGTCTTTTCCTCGGGGGTCAACGATTTCGTAATTCCGGGCATTTTTCTATTCTCCTCTTACGGTCACAAGCCTATCAATCTCATTCATAAGCCCATTGAGTAATTCACTCTTAGTCACCGTTTTTCCGATACCGACACTATCTCTTCTGAGGTCAGCGTTGGCATATTCTGACGGGTGGCCCAGTATCAAATTAATCATAAGGGCCTGATACTCTTGGAAGATTTCACTTAGCCTTTCGCGTTGCTCCGATTCAGGGAGGAGCATTGCTTCTCTTACTAACGAATCGACAGCATCCTCAAGCTGGTATTTCTCCCGATAGAAAGATTCCCGGTCTTCTCCTTCCTGGACCTTTTTGCTTAAATGAGAAACAAGAGTGCTCTTATCCGCCCAAGGGGTAGGCTCGCCTAAAGCCTTGTAAACGGAATGAGCAATAGAGCTTTCATATGCCGGTCTCGGGACAACTACGACACCATCCAGCATGACATCATTGATAACTTGCTTTCCTTTGGCGTCAAAATGAACGGAACCCACCCCATCCGGGATAAATCCTTCAATCGAAAATCCTTTCTGTCGTGCCCTTGTATAGGGAGGCAATCCATTGATCTGACTCCAGATTTTGTTTGCCTTCTGAACCGAGAGATCGTCAACATTATCCAGGTTGTCGTACAACCGGTATTCAGTTAACCAATCGCCATCGGGAAGAACTTCGGCCTTTGTCATAATGCCGATATCTTCCGAATGTTTTATCCCGTGAATGTCAGGGTAAAGGAGAATATCCCCGGAGTTAGCCTGGTCCATAAAGGACTGGATGCACTCCTCGGACATTCGTTCACCGTGAGCATCAACCTTAGGCCCCGACGTAATACCTTTTAGATACCGCCTTTTCCCTTGGCTGTCAGACTTTTCGACAGCATGTTCATTCGTGTCAAAATTATACGGGTGAAATTGAAAACTTATTTTCTTCTCTTTCATTTGTGAAAATTATACCTCCTCAGGTTCCACCGGTCAACCTACTGATAAGAACGTCAAAATCACAATGACACCCGATGACTTCACTCGCTGGGGCTTGGGAGTCATGCGGGTATCTCATATAGACTGTGCCGCCTGATTTCGTCTTTACAATGAATGGTTTGTCCCAATCAACGATCACCCCATCAAGGGCCATATGATTTCGCCTTGGGTTTTCTGACAATGATTTATTATGAATCCATTTTTTTCTAATTTGAAAGTCGGGGTTCTTCTTTTTCAAAGCTTGCATATATTCATATTTGATTTCGTCGGACACGGCCCTAACTTCCGTCACCGCTATGCTGTGGATATTTTTAGGCATACCGTATTTAGGATCTTTTTTTGTATAACTGTCGAATGTTTCAGATATGCTATCCTCAAAGAAAGCGATCAATTTAGGGTTTACCCTCCCCGCCTTGGAACCCCTTCTCCGGAGGTAGGTTGCCTCCCCTGTTGAAGGGGTGAATTGGGAAAGGGTCGTTCTTAAGTCCTTTGTTAATTGATCCCTTAATCTGTCAGTGATTTTCTTCCCGTCTATGGCGGCTTTTCTGGCGAATACCCCCCTTTTCGGCAAAGCTTCCGATA